TTATTGGTTTATGGTTATTGGTTATTGGTTCTTGGTTATTGGTTGCCATTGGGGTAGCAATGGGGGGGCTATCACCTCCCTTTGACCACCTCATAGCCGCCCCTTTCTTTCCATCTTCAGAGAACTTCCTGAACTTCGCTATTTCTGCGTCTGCTCTTGGATGTATGTACCCACTTTCTGTTGATACAAAGAACTCATCTAAGACTGTCAAAACCTCTTGCTCATAGTCTTCCAGACCAATTTTTCTGGCTATGTCGCGTTGTTTGATCGGGAGTTCGTGAAGATAGTAATGATCTAAAAGACGCCGAAAAGCTAGGTCTTCAATCAAAGAAAGATGATAAGTATGTGACTTATAGTCACCAATGTGGAATTGGTAGTAGTGCATATCAGACCGTCCAATCAGCCCAACCTTGTACCTGTAGCACAAGGTATCTTTCTGTCTGATTAGTTTTGGTCAAGCGATTTGCTTCACGCAGCGCAATATCGTATGAGTCGTGATAGCTTGTAAATCGAAAAGACTTGTAGTTTCGAGATTGCCGCATAACGACAAACTTCAAATTCAAGTTTTCTAGTTGGGTTTCGCCAATGAGTTTTGGCTTTTTGAGCGTTAATGTCGCCATTTTTTAACCTTACGTTATCGGTTGTCGTTACTGAAGAACACTGATGGCAGGACGGTAACGAATCGTCTTTTCGGTAGCTAACCTAGCCGTGTTCAGTAAATTATATCAAATTCTCGCTTTACTTGGCAAGCGATGTACTGACGGAAGAATCGTGATTGACTTTCTGAACTTGGTAATTGTTTCTTCTTTGTTCTGATCGTCCTTGCGAACCGTGGTCATTGTGGACTTGTCTCGCTGGCGCTGGAGTTCGACACCGATGGATTGTTCGCCTGTTCGCCACTGAAATGCGTTTGCCATTCGTTGATTTCCTTGAGCTGGTTGATACGCTTCTCAGGAAGTTCGTCCCACTGAGTAACAGCAGCTCTGGAAACCCCAAGAAGGGTCGCAAGTTTACTCTTTGATCCGGCGATTTCAATGGCTTTTTGTAAATTCATGGTTTTCCTTAAAGGTTGTTGGTGAAGGTCTATTCTGGCTTGTCCATTTCTGGAGAGTCCCACGGTGTACCAGCCCTGATCCCGACCTTGCGGTCTTGTAGAGATTCTCACCAACACGGCTGGTGACTATTCCAAACAGTAGCTAGGAACAATCCCCATGCGTGTTGATGCTGGTCAGCCTCATAAAGCAGAGTGGTGGTTGAAATTTGACACATTGAGCCACAAGGCGCTAACCCTTTTCTGACCAGCCTTAACATTGTAACCTTAACAATTTAGTCGAGATTAGGGAAAGTACCTACGAAAAGTGTTAAGTTGTGCGTTAAGATTCTCTCACCTTAACAAATTAACTTGGAGTATTAAATGCAAGCAATTCAAAAAGTCACAATCTATTCCGCTCAAAAAATTGCCGGTAAAACTGGCATGGGTGGTTGGTTAAACATTGATGGTGCTGTTGCAATTCGCAATCCGATCAACAGCATTGACCCAGTTTTTGCTGAACTGGCAATGGCGCGAGCAAAACAAAAACATCCTGATTGGGTAGTTGAAATTGTTGCTTCAAAAGCTGATGCCGCATGGTTTGGCGCACCATCTCAAGAAGCAGTTAAAAAAGCAAAAGCAGCTTTGAATCTTTTGAATGGTTAATTAACGGGGCTTCTGACCCATCTAGGAGTAGCAAATGAAAGAAACAATCTCAGCAATCATCACAATCCTTTCCATGATCGCCATCGGTGTCATGTTGGCATGGAGGGGCTAATGAACACACAAGCCCTTAAAACAGTCCGTAGGCTCTTTAATGTTGACTACATACCCAGAGAACAGAATCGCCACAATCAACGCGCTTGGGTTCGTTCTGTGCGTTCCTTGGGTAGTCGTTGGTTATTGTCTAAACAAGTGGAGAGAAAATGAGTCCAGAATTTATTATCAATTCAATCAAACAAACCTCAGAGATTCACTATCGTGAAGGACAGGCAGAAGATCGCCTTGCGTATCGGGTTGGAATGTTGGAGTCAAAGATTCGTGAGCTTTGCGCGTTCCATGATGCCAGAGTAAAGTTTTTTCAAAATGAGATCACCCACCTATCAAAAATGATTGATAATCTTAGTTAAGGAGTAGTAATGAAAGTCTATCAAGCAATCAACGCAGTCCAAGCAGAACTCTGCAAAATTGGCATCGCAAAATCCTCAACAAACACACAAGGCGCTGGATACAAGTTCCGAGGCATTGACGCTGTTTATAACGTCCTGTCTTCCATCATGGCTCAGAATGGTCTAGTGATCGTTCCGAGAATGTTGGGCAGGACTTGTGAAGAACGTACCTCGAAATCTGGTGGGGCTTTGTTCTATGTCACCGTAGAGGCAGAGTTTGATCTGGTGTCCGCAGAGGATGGGTCTAAACACACCGCTAGGACGTTTGGCGAAGCGATGGATAGCGGAGACAAGGCAACCAACAAAGCCATGTCAGCAGCCTATAAATACATGGCGTTTCAGACGTTTGCAATCCCGACCGAGGGTGATAACGATGCAGACGCACACACGCATGAAGTCGCCAGAAAGAAACCTTCAATTGACAATAATCGCCTTGGTCAAGCAATCCAAAAGATCAAAGAAGGCGCGTACACCACGGACAAGTTGAGAGACACTTTTGCTCTGACCGCAGAACAAGAAAAGATTTTGGTAGGAGCACTTGCAAATGATTGAACAAGGCACTCCCGAATGGCATCAGATTCGCCTGGGCAAAGTTTCAGCTTCACGCATGGCAGAGTTATTGGCTAAGACTAAAACCGGAGCCTTTGCAGCAAGTCGGGCTAAGTACATGGCTCAACTATTGTGCGAACGAATGACTGGTGAGCCAACCGAGTTTTTTACATCACAAGCAATGCAAAGAGGAACAGAAATTGAGCCAATCGCCAGAGCAGCCTACGAAGCAGAAAACTTCATCTCAGTCGAGCAAATCGCTTGGGTCGAGCATCCGACTATTCCGATGGCGGGATGCTCACCTGATGGTCTCGTGGGAGAACACGGTCTCGTTGAGATCAAGTGTAAAGAGATTCACAATCACCTTGATTCGATTCTGAACGACAGGATTGACCCAGACCATCAGGCTCAAATGTTTTGGCAAATGTGCTGTACTGGTCGCAAATGGTGTGATTACGTTTGCTTCGATGATCGAGCACCAGAGGGTCTTCAGTTGTTCGTCAAGAGGTTGCATCGTGACGAAGAAAAAATTAAACAAATGGAGGATGAGGTTAGGACATTCTTAAAAGACCTAGAAAACATGATTCAAAAACTCAATGAGATTAAGGAAAAAAATGGCAAGCGTCTGTAAAGTTCATCTAGTAGGCAATGTTGGTCAAGACCCTGAAGTGCGTTATAGCGCGGCAGGTAAACCGATTGCAAACGCAACTCTAGCCACCACCTCGCGCAGGAAAGACAAGAACGGCGATCTGATCGAGAGCACAGAGTGGCATCGTCTGACCTTCTTTGATAAGCTGGCTGAAATTGTTGGTCAGTACATGAAGAAGGGAGCACTCGTCTATGTCGAGGGAACAATCAAATATGAAAAGTATCTAAACAAGAAGGGGGTGGAGATCAATTCAACTTCAATAATTTGTAGCGAAATGACAATCTTGAAGCGTCCAGAGAATAAGGAAAAGCCTGAATATGAAGGCTTGCCGAAACTTGAGGACGATGACGAATCTGTACCTTTTTAAGGAGAATGAAATGAGTGTACAACGTGAAATGACATATGGAGAAATGGCTGTCGGTCTTAAATTCAACCCAAGCAATGATGATGCTGTTGCAAAATGCAAAGCTGAATTTGCTGTTGTAATTGATCGAATGAACGATCTTCGCAATTCAACTAATAATAACGAAGTTAAGCGAATGGCTAGTGTTGCAATTACGGAAGCGCAAACTGCTCAAATGTGGGCCGTTAAAGCTATAACTTGGAGTTTTTAATGAAACTTGAACTTGAAGAAAAAGAAATCGTGTTCTTGATGAACGTCTTGGGAGAACTTCCCACGAAGTCAGGGGCTTTCCTGTTGCTTCAAAAAATTGGGCAACAAAAAGCTGCACAAGAGCAAAAAACAGAGTAAACTTAACTGAGGGAACGGACGGATGCTGTGCCTCTGGAGACTGCCGGAGGATGCAACACAGACGCA